GGGTTTTATCTGGGTTGGTTACAATAGATCATATTCTCAAGCTAAATGCCCTTCTTGATATTCAAGAAGCGTATCAGGGCTATGCAAATGAGAAGGCCGCTAAAAAGAAGGGTTGATTATGGTTGTACGTGAGCTGCTCACCAAATTGGGCTTCAATGTCGATAACAGCGGCCTGAACAAATACGAGAAGACTACCGAGCGCGTAAAGTCCAACGCCAATGAAGCCGCAGCCAGCTTTCGCAATATGTTTGCGGTATTTGCTGGTATTGCTGCTATTCGGTCTATTTCCAGCATTGCAGACAGCATGCAAAGCCTTGAGGCGCGCATTGGAATGCTTCCGCAGACTGTTGGAAGTGCAGGGGCTGCGTTTGATGATGTTGCCAAACGCGCATCCAATGCTAACCAATCCATTGATGCATACGGGTCGTTTTACGTCAAGGCTGGAAATGCAACGCAAGACTTCATCAAAGATCAATCCGAACTTTTGAAAGTTGTTGACGGCGCGGCCTTTGGCTTGGCAGCAAGCGGAGCAACGGCTGCGAATCAGGAGCAAGCATTCTTTCAACTTGGGCAGGCTATTGGTTCGCCAGTGGTTCAAATGGAGGAAATGAACACGCTTATTGATGCTGCCCCCGATCTTTTCCGCGCATTGGGCAAAGCCATCCCCGGCGCAAATGGCAACCTTAAAAAGTTCATCAGCACGGGCACGGTAACGGGCAAGATGTTGGCCGAGGGTCTGGCAAGCGTTGCCGATGAATTTGAGCAGAAAATGAAGAAAATCCCGCTCACCGTGGGGCAGGCTACCGTACTAATCACAAACAAATGGTCACGCGGAATTGCCAAATTCAACCGCGAGACAATGATTGTCACCAAAGTGGCCAACTTTATCGTTGCAGCCATGGACAAGATAGGCGCAGGCGTGGAGAAATTTATTGATGGCGTTGGCGGCGCTGATAACGCACTCAAGCTGCTGATGATCGCCGCAGGCACATTCTTTGCAATGTGGATTCCGGGGTGGATTGCTGGCGCTGCTGCAACGCTGGCCGCTACGTGGCCCATTCTCGCCATTGCTGCCGCCCTTGCCCTTGTCGCCCTTCTATTTGAAGACGTTTACGGATGGTTCATGGGTTACGACTCATTGCTAGGCGACACCATCGGCGGCGTAGAGAAATGGCGCACCGAAGTTGACAATGTTACGGATGCATTTAGAGGGCTGATGAACGTTGCGGGTGCGTTGTGGGATCATGTCTTGAGGCCCATTCTCGGGTTTAGCTGGTTCGCATTTACAAAAGGCCTAGAGTGGGTAAACGCCTTGTTTGGTGCTGTGCTGTCCACAGTGTCCGCTATTGTTTCGGCAATTAAGACAGTTGGGAACTTCATAGGAAACACCGACTATGCAGCCGCAATGCAAGCGCCAAAGGTGAACTATTCAGCGTTTGGCGGCATGGCTACAGGCGGAGGCACCCAAAACAATAGCCAAAACGTTACAGTAAACGTTCCACCTGGAACCTCTGCGCAAACCATGGAGGCCGCACGCAAGGGCGCGATGATGGGTCTGAATGAGTCGCCGCAGTGGTTTGGGCAAGTTGGGCAAGCGCTATGAGCCTTGGCCTGATTTACGACCCGCGCAAGTCGCCCACGTCTATAACCAACGACATCATCACGATTGACTTGGATGTAATGAGCGACGAGGCGCACGAATGGTCAAACGATGTGACCGAGAACCCCGTTGAACTTGGAGCCCCAGTTTCTGACCACATCCAGCCAAAGGCCGACAAACTCAGCATCACAGGGTTGATTACCAATGCTCCGATTGACCCGGATGTGGCCGCGCAGTTTCCGGGCACGATTGATGGCGGGCTATTCTCTGCCAGACTACAAACCCACTTTGATTTTCTGCGCTCGCTGACAAACTTCCGCGCACCTATGACCGTGTACACCCGGTACAAGGTTTACACCGATATGGCATTGGTGTATTGCAGCATTAGCCGCTCTACCGGAACGGGTGAGGCCCTGCCTTTTGCGTTGCAGTTTACGCACATCCGATTGGTGCAAACCCAAACAGTGGATGTGCCGCCCGGTATCAGTCGCAAAATGGACAAGAAGGCGGACGCGTCTACCTCAAAGAAAACCCAGCCGGAAGCCAAGGGCGGCAAAACAGACGCCAAAGAAGTGACGAAAGAAAAGCAGAAAAGCACGCTACTTAAATCTATTGGTTCGTCAGTAACTGGCAGTTTACTACCTGGATAACCATGTCAGTATTACAGCAAATTCCCCTTATCGCAGGCCGCTCTAATCAAACGGCTGATGTAACCATTGGCGGGATTCCTTTCACTATCCGCATGCTGTGGAATGAGTGGGGCGGATATTGGGGCTTGTCATTTTCCGAATTGAACGGGCCTGACATTCTTCTAAACGTGAAGTGCGTTCCCAATTATCCACTTACGGGGGCTTTTCAGCGCTTGGGGTTGACCGGAGACCTGTATTTCTTGCACATCAACGGCGCGACCTATCGGCCTACGTTTGATGATGTTGGAACAAACACCTATGGGCTGTATTACTACGACCCAGAAATAACCAGAGTCCTGCCGCTTCCAATCCCTTCAACAGGTAGCCTGTATAGCATTTGGGATGATGGCGCTACAGAATGGGACGGCGGTGAAGCCGTGTGGTTTTAAATGCTATTTGATCGTGATGTATCGTTAGTTATTGGGCAGTCGGGCGGCAAGGGCGTCGAGGTTGCGGGGCTGCGCATTGATTTTTCAGTTGAAAAGACCAGCACTGAAACGCTGAATAATTCGACCATTGAAATTTACAACCTATCGCCCGATAGCCAAAAGCTAATCGAGACACCTAATAACGCGGTCATTCTCAAGGCTGGATACAAACAAGACGTTGGGGCCAAGATTATTTTTGTAGGCATCGTCCGCAGGTCTTTGACGGTGCGCAGTGGATCGGATTGGGTGACAAAGCTCGAGCTTGACGATGGCTTGATTGCTTACCGTGACAGCAAACGCGCGTTTTCATTTCCCGCTGGGGCTAGTGGCATTGGTGTGTTGCGGTCTGTGGCGGCATCGTTTGGCCTGAGTGTTAGGCAATTCCCTACCGACATCGTAGATAAAGTCTATCCTGGCGGGTTTAGCTTTGTTGGACGGTCCCGCGAAGCCATGGCTAAGGTTTGCAGCTATCTTGGGCTTGAGTGGTCAATTCAGAACCAAGAAATTCAGGTGCTGAAAAAAGGCGGTGTGATGCAGCGCACAGCCGTTGTGCTGTCAGAAGACACGGGATTGATAGGTAGCCCAGCCCTAGAGGCTAAAACGCTGTCAGACAAGGCCGCAGCAAAGCAAGGCATAACGGTGAACACTGCCGGGGTGATCCAGCGCCGCAAAGCCACGACGGATGGCGACATTGAAACCAAATTAGAGGTGCAAGGCTACAAAGTCGTGAGCCTGCTACAGCCAACAATTGAGCCGGGCTCTGTGGTGCAAGTCAAGTCCAAAGGTATCGACGGCACATTCTTTCGCGTCGAGTCTGTCACGCATTCAGGCTCCAACTTTGGCGGCGACTTCACTTCGACTCTTACCCTGAGGTTCATTTAATGGCCGAGCAAACATCAGACGGACTATCCGCACTCCGCGCCCTGATCAAATCGGAACTGATAGACCTAAACACCAGCATTGCCGCCGAGGTGGTGAGTTATTCGGGTGGTGTGGCTTCGGTGCGCCCCCTTGCGTCTAAACGCTTCGCTGACGGCGACATTCTCCCGTTTCCAGTGATTCACGCGGTGCCCGTGCGCTGGCCAGTGTTTAGCGGCGGAACTTGTGGGGTGCGCGGACCCATTAAAGCAGGGGATAAATGCCATTTGGTATTCGCCCAACAAGCCGCCGACAACAGCGACGACATGCGCAGGCACGACCTGACGGACGCCTATGCGCTGATGATGGACAACAGCGCAGCGGGGCAGGGTGGCAATGAGTCTGACATGGTGGTTTATAACGGGATTGCTTATATCCGCTTTGGGTCCGCTGGCGATGTGGAGATTGTTGCGCCCGGTGGATTGACGCTAACGGCGCCAACTACAACAGCCACAGGTAAATTCACAGTTAAGGGGCTATTTACCTATCTTGCAGGGCTTGCAGGGTTTGGCAATGGTTCCATGGGTGGCGGAACGCTTACGCACAATGGCAAGAACATCGGAAGCAACCACACACACGCGGGATCACCAACCGCGCCAGTTGGGCCGGTCAGCAATACCGGACAGCCAATATAGATTTTGGCTATAGCCTAGACTGATACAATAGGACGCATGAATGACTTGCTTTTAGATGATAAGCACGACCTAGACACAAGCAATCTAGGTCTGGCCATCGTGCGCGGTGCGGAGCGGGTCAAGCAGAATATCAAGATAAAGCTAAAACTATGGACCGGAGAGTGGTTTTTAGATACCGAAGCCGGTACGCCTTACCTTGAGGACGTCTTAGGCAAGCGCGTTAGCTTGGCCGGGGCCTTGGCCGCTATTCGTGCGTCAATTCTTGAGGTTGATAGTGTCAATGGAATATCGAACTTTAGCTATGCATTTGACCGTAAAACGCGGGTTTTAAATTACACATTTGAGGCATCCACGCCTTTCGGATTAATTGAGGTGTCTCTATGAGTTTGACCGCCGAAGGCT